CGGCGGTCGAGCGACTCGTAACTCCCAGATGCCCCATATCTCCCGGGCACCGGAGGAAATGGTCGCCCGATACGCCAAGCAGGACACGTTGGCCACGATGAAGCTGTACCAGTGGCAGGAGACCCAGATGTCGGGACTGCAGAAAGTACACGAACTGGAGCGTCGGCTGATGCCAGTGATTATCCGGATGGAGCACGAAGGCGTGCGAGTAGACGTCGATAGGGCAGAGGAGGCCGTCCGTGCCCTCTCCGTTCGCATCGAGAATGATCATGCGGCATTGAATAGGATGGCGGGATTCGAAGTCAACCCGAACCCGTCCGGTACAATCACGAAGTTATTCGAACCGAAGCTGGCTGCAGATGGCGAGTGGTACCTGATCGACGGCACCCGAGCCGACAAGACCGAGGGCGGCAAAGCGTCGATTAATGCGGAGTGTCTGCGTCGCATGAAGCACCCAGCAGCCAAGATGATTCTCGATCTTCGCAAAATGCTTAAAACCCGGGACACTTTTTTATCTGGACATATTTTAGGACACCACGATGACGGCATTATCCACTGTAACTATAACCAGACTAAGAATGATGCTGAGGCTGGGACTGGAACCGGACGATTGTCGGTCACTAACCCAGCATTACAGCAGATACCATCTCGGGATCAAGAGATCAAAGGGATTGTTCGGCCTATCTTTCTTCCAGATGAGGGAGCGGAGTGGCTCGGCATGGATTGGTCTCAATTCGAGTTCCGAGTGGCCAATCACTATGGGCAAGTACCTATTATCCTCCAAGCTTATAAGGATAACCCGAACTTGGATTTCCATCAGCTAGTATCGGACATGACCGGGATTCCGCGAAATGCTCAATACGCCGGTGGCCCATCATCAAAGGCGATCAATCTCGGTCTGGCATTCAATATGGGGGCGGGACGGCTGGCGCAAGAGATCGGTCTGCCATTCACCGAGGAGGTGATGCCTGATGGCCGAGTGTTCGCGAAACCCGGACCCGAAGCGATGGCGATCTTTGAGAAGTATCACGCAGCCAATCCGGGCATGCGCAACATGCAGCAGAAAGCGTCGTCAATCGCGAGAGAGCGTGGATATGTCAGCACTATGATGGGGCGGCAGCTCCGATTCCCCGGTGGCCAATTCGTTCACAAAGCGTCGGGTCTGATCTACCAAGGCACCAGCGCTGATGCGATGAAAGTGAAATTGATCGAACTCGATCGTTACCTTATGGATAACGACGCCGGGCGACTGCTACTTACCGTGCACGACGAAGTGGGGATATCGCTCGAGAAAGATGCAGATCCGAAGCCTATCGCCGATATTTACACGTGCTTCGATGGCGTGAATTGCGAAATGAAGTTCCGAGTGCCGATCACCTGCGATTGGGGAGTAGGTACCGATTGGTATACGGCAAAAGGCTAATAAATGTAGCACCGGTAGCGTTATGTTATAATGTAGTTCCACTTAATAGAGGTGAACATGAGAATTGATTTAACTATGGACGGCATGTGGGGTTCATGCGGAAAGGGCGGCGTATCTGGCTGGTTGGCCAAGCGTCGCGCATACGATACCGTGGTGTGCTCTTATGGTACCCAAGCGGGGCACACGTATAACGACCGTGCTCGTGGTCTGAACATGATGGTGCAGCAGTTACCGGTCGGCGTATCTGGACCCACCGTAAAGACTGTGATGCTTGGCCCCGGCTCATTAATTCATGCAGGAACGCTACAACGCGAAATCGACAAGTATCTGTCCGCTGGTCAGCGTTTGGTGATTCACGAGCACGCGGCAGTAGTGCGTGATGAGCACGCCGATCGTGAAAAGCAGTTGGGCATGACCAAGATCGGTTCGACCACCAAAGGGGTCGGAGCTGCAATGGTGGATCGCATAATGCGAGACCCAGATTCAAATGCCATCGCTGGACTTGGATTCATGGGTCACCCACTCGGGCAATTCGTAGTCGATAAATTCGAGTACGACAAGATTCTTAGGCAATCGAGACATCTGCTGGTCGAAGGTGCACAGGGATTTGGACTTTCGCTTTATCATGGCGATTGGCCACACTGCACATCTCGCGATGTGACGCCTTGGCAGATTGCTGCCGATTGCGGATTACCATTCATCTGGGCGAACGACATAGTAGTCTGGATGGTCATGCGTACCTTTCCGATTCGCGTGAACAATCGCGACGGGTGGTCAGGACCTGCATATCCAGGACAGCGAGAAATATCTTGGGGCGATCTAGGTAAGGAGCCGGAACTCACGACAGTGACTAAGCTTCCGCGCCGAGTGTTCGAATTCTCAGATGAGCAGTACAAGCACGCGATGTGGCATTGCGAGACGATAGTTACTAACACGGTGCTTACCTTTGCCGATTATTGTGGCGAAGACCAGCTGACCGACATTCTTAGACAAATTAGCAGGACTGGCCGCTCGGTGCAATACCTTTGCTTTGGGCCAGACGATGCAGATATTAGGGAGATTGACCATGCCGATTTATGAAGCATTAGGATACAATGATGAGCAAAATCCGTTACCGTGGCGTAAACATGAAGAAAATGACGCGATACTGGTTGACGCGAACGGGCTACCCGTGGCAGATTTCGAGACACGAGACATTTACCATGGAGTCACAGGGTCTTGTAGCATCAACGCCGATTTTGCTCTCCGTGCCGTCCAAGCCTATTCTAAAAGAGCTGGAGCAGATACACGGCAGTTGCAAGATCGGATCGTTAATTGGGCAGACCAGAACTTCCCCAATCGTACTACAGCTGATATTTTACTCAAGCTTTACGAGGAGCTGGGAGAGTACGCGAGAGACCCAAAATCCGCACCCGAATTCGGAGACATCATGATATTACTTCTGGATGTCGCTCGTATGAATGATATCGACATCACTAAAGCGGTGAATGATAAGATGGATCTTAACGAATCACGCGAGTGGAGAGTAGACCCGAATACTCGTATCATGAGGCATGTATGAATAAAGAAGACATTATTCGTATGTACGTAAAAGCTAACGGTTGGAGTCCAGAAGGATTCGATAATACTGTTAAGGAACTTGAACGCTTTGCAGAATTAGTCGCAGCAGCAGAGCGCGAAGCGTGTGCGAAAGTGTGTGATGCAGAATGTAACCCTACGCCGAATGAAGGCAACATTACAACGTACCAATCAGGTGGTTACATTACAGCCGAATATTTAGCGGCAGCTATTCGCGCAAGAGGGCAGAAATGAAGACTTATGAGTTACTGCGAGCATCCCATACCAAACGGTGGACAATAGTCAATACCGCACGTACGCAGACTATCGCGGAGCATTCGTTCAATGTCGCGATGATCTCGCAAAAGATCGCCGAGGCTATCGGGCTGGACATAGTGATTAATACAGAAAATCTGTGCAAACTGCAATCGTGGGCGCTCATGCACGACATTCCCGAAGTGTTCACCGGCGATCTACCCACCCCGTTTAAACGTTCGCTCGAACGTCATGGTGCAGATATCGAAGCGATCGAAGAGGAGTACGCACCCGGGTACGCGGAATTGGCTGATATGGCCGAAGGTACCGAGTACGGAATGGTGGTAAAACTCGCCGATTTGATGGAGGCGATATGGTTCCTCAGTGAGAACGGGCTGGGTATGCATGCGAGACATGTGCTTAATGGTATGTATGACCAGCTGACCGAAATGATTGAGGAGTACGCTGAAGCATTCCCGGATTTAGTGATTCGCGACGGAGTACACGCTATTCGTCAGGAGATGTTCATATGAAATGCACCAAATGTGGGGGTTCCACCCGTGTACTGTTGACTTACCAAAACGCGGACAATACTATCCGGCGACGCCGGATCTGTAGAAAGACCGCATGCCAATTCCGATTCACTACTAGGGAGAAAAAAGATGACAAACGTACACCAGATACTGAATGAGCGTGAAGAGAAATACGGCGATTTTCGCGAACAAGCCAGACTATCGCAGAGTCTCAAATGGGTGATGCACGACGGCGTGAATTGGCATAATATGACCCCATACATGCAGGAATCGCTCGAGATGATCCAGCACAAAATCGCTCGCATTCTGAATGGCGATGAGACCTATGAGGATTCTTGGGCCGATATCGTCGGGTACGCCCAGTTGGCGCTCGATCGGTTGAAATCCGATAATGAAGGCCGGGCGCTGGTTAAGGCATTCGCCGAGGGCAAGGTCTCCGGATCCGATATGACGGTCGATAAGACATTCGGCGAGTGGGCCACGGAATTCAATTCAAAATGATATTTTAAAACGACAAATACTAAAATACTTGACGGTATATAATACCCGTGGTATAATTCATATTACGGGGACTTCCCAGATAGATAATAGAGGTGATAAGATGGCAAAGTCAAAAGCAGTGATTACCGAAGACATGGTAAACGAATTGGTAACCGTCCGCGAGCAGCTGCGTGCATTGACCGCACGCGAGAAAGAACTGAAGGAGTCATTCCGCGAAGCAGGAGCCGGTACCTATTCATCGCCTCTCGCAGCAGTCGAGATTTCCTTTTCGTCGCAGACCCGCCTCGATACCGAGAAAGTCCGCGCCTTTTTGGGAGTAGCTAAATGCACAGAATTATCAAAGTCGACCGAGCAAATGAATATAAAAACGATGGAACTGGCGTGACATTCAGTACCAACGCGTCAAAAGTGGTCCCATACGACACCGGAAAAGTTCGCATCGGGTGTCGGTGGGTGCCACCCCCGTACAAGCCATTACGATCTGAAGAGGCAATTCAAGATTTATTTCTGG